GGCTAAAAATATTTAAAAACCAAATTTTATTTATAGTAGCACACCTTATATATTAAATAGGATTTAGTGGCTACTCTCGCTTCATTTGGACTAGGATGGGATCACCTCAGTTACTCCACCCTTGATTAACCTGGCGACGCCAGCATTTAGCGAGAGTCCAGGTACACACGACAAACCGTCACATCTAGTAGTATGATAGAAAGGCGGTGAGACGCGGTAGCACCGCACACATCGCCCCATCTTTATTGCGCGTCTCTTACGAGCGTAGGACGACTTACCGCCCCCAATAGGACGGCCCGCCCTCCGAGCTATATCAACGCAAATGTAAAGACTAGACCTACCGCACACATCAAACATAACTTTATATAATAACATGGCAGCACGCCACCAGTGCATCATTACCTACTCGACTTGGAATAATCACGGATAATCTCTGGGCCACTGCGGCCGCCGGTGACCTCCACGTCCATATTCCCAAAGAGCTGATTCCTATTGGCTTTTCGAAGGGCCATATCTTTGTGTGTGTTGTGCGCCAACTTCTCCCTTGGAGTTGGTCGCCTTACAATGCCTTCAAGCGGTTGTACAGCAGCTGCATTCTCAACATAATCGAAGCAGTCGAAGGCAGCAAAGCGATCCTCGAACTGAAACCCCATGGCCGCCCAGTCAGAGGGTGGCTGGTTGTGCACCAACATGTAAGACCACGTCACGGGTGCATACAATCGGCAGACCCTCCGAAGTGTTTCTGCGTCCTTCTTCATAATAGCCAGTACTGAGTCAGCTGCAATGGCCCCGCCAGGCCACTCAAAAGAGCCCCTTGGATCTAGATATACAGAGCTGCTCGCGTCCTTACAATATATCACTGCCTGAATGATTACCCTTTGTATGTGCTCAGTCGGAACCCCTAGCCCCTCCAAGTTTGTATAGATTTTCATTATGTCCTCTGCGGTGGCCATGTTATTGGAAACAGGTTTCGGCGGTATACGCAGCAGTGAGTCAAGAGATGGTTTACAGTAAGGGTTGGCTGGGTCAGAGCGCATATCAGCAGTAAGTRTCAACGCCGGCCTACCAGTTTCCAAGCCAGAATTCGTGATTTGAACAGCACTGCGCCGCCTGCGCATAAATTCCCTCAGCTTCTCCAATCTCGCTTCTAGCATTTCCTCCCGGACCGCCTCCAGGTCTTTGAGCCCGGCAGCGTAATCATCTACACTCACGGTTGAGGACTCGCCAGCCCCCACTTTCTCTTTGAGCTTGGTCTCTTCCCCACCATGCTTCGGTTTCTGGGCCTCAGGGGCAAGCTTTCCTGCTTCAGTACTCCCAGACATTATTTTGATCAATTATTCACTCTAAACCTAAAGTACCACAACCCCCAAGGGACTTGACGTTTGATAAGGCACGTGCGAACTCTTCTGTGACCTCGCAACCTTGGAACCTAACTGATTCCCCCGTTAGAACAACTATACAGCTATTGCCTCCACCACTCAGGTACACTAAAATGCAAGCGAAGCAAACTAACCCGACACAGGCGCAGACCAGGTTTAATGACATTGGCCACACCTAGCGCACCGTGGGGAGAAACCCCTGCTGAGTCCAACTATAACTGCTACCAACACCACGACTATAGCCCAAGGCTGCCAGAGCCCTCCACCAGATCTACCTTCCAGGGAATTTAGCTTATTCGGCCCAAAGTAGCGAATAACTTTCGTACCGTCCCTATAGAAACCCCCGTGCGGCAGATAATGATCCCTATCCCCAACTTGCGGCAATGTATTCCTACTCAAGGTCCACGCGATGAGTGCTAACGTAGCTCCGATCACAGCACTAGCCAAAACTTTGGTGTAATCAGGCGGCGGTGTAAGTGGCATTAGGGCATARAATATATAAAGCAACCTTGTGTCTTGTTAAGCACTGAAATGCTGAGGTTCGAGATAAGAGTGGGGTATTTTCACTTGTTACGAATGTCACTACCTCAAAGGTCTGACCCCTTACCAGCTCAATATGCTTCGCATCCACCCCGTGCCTTCTGAGCAGGCAGCCCACTTCTTCTTCAAAGTACAGGACGACACCAGCCAATTCACCGCTATAGATATCTAAGACCTGCACGAGATCGTTCCCTGATGCCTCGATGGGCCAACCCAACTCCCTTAATAAAGCACTAGTAGCAGTCCCAAACCTGCGACTTACAGAGCACACGAAGTGAGCGGGGCGAACAACCTTAGAGTCAAGCTGGACAGGGTCCCCAAAGAGAGCGTACGCTGGAGGTAATTCAGTGAGTAGGGTGTATTCGTCTAGAACTAGGAACGACCCAGAACTAGCCTCACCACTCCACTTTCTAATCCAGTTACCTGTGAGGCTTGGCTCGTCTTCTATTCCGGCCGTGAAAGCGACGAATCTTGGGTCTGCGTTAATCAGTTCACGAATCAGTGTGCTTTTACCTGCTCCTGGGACGCAATGAACAACTATGGGGAGTTCCAACTTTGTGCGCAATCTAGTGAAACCAAACTTTTCAAGCAAACTAACTATAACATCCATAGGTATCAACACTCAAAGCTATCACCTAAGCTACCCTAACTAAACCAAGGTAAGTACCACTACAAAAGTGCTTTGGACTCCTCATAGACCCCACGGACTTCAGACTTTARCAGATGCTTGTTCCTTATGATTATCCGTACACAGTTGTAAAAGGCGCCAACTTCCTCCTCACTCATGCGATTGACCGCCTTCTCACCAAGAGAGTAGGCATACGCCACCTCTATTGCATAATTATCGATGCAATTGTGCAGATTATTCAACTCCATAGCGATGCACATCCTCTCCAGCACCAATTGAGGCTTCTTATATATGCCATCGGGAGTCAGGTGCCACCCGCAAAAAGTGGGTGTTCCAGTCATCTGGACTTTGGCCTTCAGCTTCAACTTGTCGAGGAAACCCTTGTAAGCCCCAGTAACCTTCAATTCCTTATTGGCGCACATGTCGTCACCAGCGAAACATATAAACTCATTGCCTTTAATGTCATAACGCATGAATGTGAACAGCATATTCGCCAGGGTGTTGAAGAGGAACGTGCTGGCTTCACCCGAGAACCGCATAATAGCAAAATTGCCAAGTTTGGAGCCCAAGCTTGTCTTAATGAATTTGTAGTCCTCAACTAAATCGTGGGRCAGACCCAGGTATTTCATTAATTCTAATTCGAAAGCCATGATGTACTCATCCTGTGACGCATCAAAAGCCTCGTAATCAGATTCTGTGCAAACTCCGGCAAAGCTTCCTCGTTTGACCCAATCATTTAATTCGCTGAGCCCTTTACCTGAGTGAATGTAATACTGGCTAGGTAGCACTTCATGTACCTTCATCTCGATGTACCGCATGAACGGTGCGAACCTACACAAGACTGCATGTTGGAAACATACTATACTTTGAGCTGCCTTTGCAGTCCTAAAACGATTGTCAAACTTGGTGCAAAGTTGGCTTTTTGAAAAGACTAAACCCATGTCAATAGGCCAATCTCTGCACGACCTACCGCTGTGGTTTTCGATAGTGGCGGCGCTCTTACTCAATTTCTTCTCCTCGAATTCCCAAACTGCTTTCTCCATGAACCTTGTGTTATGCGCTGACTTGAGTGGTACATGTTTTAGGAATTTCTTAAGGAGGGCTTTTCCATACTGGTTTGCTTTAAACAATTTGGCCCTCTCTCTAGCGGGGTTTGAGAAGCTCAACCGCTTCTTCACAGCCATGATAAAGGTCACAGTATCATTCGCTCTATGCCTGGGGTAAATGGTCTCGAACCTCTCTGCTGCATTGGTGAGCTGCCTTCCACCGTCTTGCTTTGAGTGCTCATCTGTGAACTGGCTTGACACCAGATCACCCATCCTTACTTCCCTATCCTCCTTTGCTAAGATCTTGTGGACCCACCCGGCCCTCACACTTTCTAATTCCTCCCTAGGTAAGTGGGTCCTGAACCATTCTTCGGGCAACGCGGATTCAATCAATTCTTCCTCTGATACGTCAGGCGCTTGCATCAGCGAGACCATGGTCTTCAACCAAGGGTCCCCAATGACCTTCTCCTCTCTCACGCCCTCATCCTTCCCCACCCTTGGGAGATAAGACCTTGTGAAGATCACCTCACCAGGGAGGTGCTCAGACAAGTCCGTGACTTTTGCTGTCTTGCTGAGGAACCTAGAAAGGGCCCTCCCCCGGTACTTCACTGCTAGATGGTCATAGTTTAAACCACTCCCATTGACCAGGCAAACATTCATGCTAAACCGACTGAGGGCTGTTAACCACCTTTTCTCATTCGACCTTTCGGACACTGGCGTAATGAGCACCGTACCGTAAGTGAAAGTTAAGCCGGTGCTTTCTCCGAAAGTGAGCACCCGGGCCTTTGGCTGATAGCTATGCACAATCATTTTTTCATCAAAAGAACTTACCAACACCACCTTGCTATACTCACTCTCTAAATCTCCGAGGTTTTCCAGGTACTGCCGCAATACGTGTGGCTCACCAATGCTGCACCCCTCTGGCTCGATTTCGCAAGGGAGTCTCCCAATGAAATTGCTATTCTTGAACCTACGGCTCCGAATATTGTACTTGTAATTCAAATTGTTTAGTAAGTGGTCGCAATTGCTCTCCAACACTGAAAGCAGTAATCTATCTTTCTCATTGTCATAATCACTCTGAACGGGGTCACCAACAAGGAATAACTCAAGAGGCACTTTGATCACAGCGAGCAATAAATCCACGTAGCCAGGGGGGTACAGCTGGATCTCATCAAGTACCAGCACTTGCCCTTCGACCAAGAACTCGGCTCTGCATAGGAAACTTTCATAAGTGCTGACACACCAATTTTCTTGGCCAACTTTTTTGCGCTTGCTTATCCCAAAGTAGTTCTTGAACTCATCAGCTAGAGCCCTCCTGGGCGACACATAATCAAATACCTTACCATGGCCATGCTCCAGCAATTTTTTGAATATGCTGCTTTTTCCTGACCCAAAAGTGCCCAGAATCAGGCAAGTTCTTTGACTCACCAACTCACTCTGGAAGTAATCGCGCATGTTCGGCCTGTTATTGAACAAAGCTGAACCCAGGACACCTGTTTGGGCACTATGCATACTGTCAGCAAGCAAACCAGCATCAACGAGCCTAGCCTTCAATTCCAGCTTGGTGCCCCCCTCCCTTATTGACTCTAGCACACATGATGGGAATTTCTTACTACTAGGTACATTTGTTAAAAGTAGACCCGGGGGATCTTTCTTTCTTGGGTTGAAACTCAGGTGCCCGCTTTCCATGTTGAACATTAGGTGCAGGCTACCGCTTTCATTGTAAAGGGCCACCTTCCCTTCCTCAACCACATGGGCGGCTATGTCAAAGCATTTGAAGACCAATTCCATGCCTATTTGTGTGAGGCCCAGTCCACTCCAAATCTCATCCAATAAACTGGGTGCTGCTTGCTGCTCAAGTACCGCTTGCACTTCACTTTCCTTACGGCCCAGTCCATCTGCGACACTGGTGATAACGCAGCCATTTTTCAAACGCATTGGCTCAAAATGTACGCCTCGTAAAATGATATTCAGGGATGCTTCATAATTATCCACAGAATAAACGTGTATATAGCCAGTATCGATGTTCCAGATGTTGATCCTGGCATGGAGTCTGGCGGCAGCTGCCACAATCCCAGCATCTGTCGTGAATGCCCCCGCTGGTTTGCACCCCCGTAGCTCTGTGGTCCAATGCGCTTCATCGAACTCATGCATCATGCAGAGCCGTTTGAATTCCAGGGCATCAAGACCCTGCAATTCTGCCACGCTATACCAGAAGCAATTACCGTCTCCAGGAACAGGTTTAACTAGATAGGCTGCGCTTGCGGGTATCGGTTCAACCGTGAGATGTACAGCGCTGACTTCAGTGGTGTAACCGGTCAAATCATTTGGGGTTGCTGAATCACTATCTCCGAGGTTCAGATCACAGGCCGGTGCTAAGATTGGTGGGAGTGGGCTGGTGGCGACTTTCTTCAAACAGCGAAAGGTTAGACTTTCACGCCCACCAGTGCACCCGAAAACACTATGCTTGTGATTAGCCTGAAATCCCTTGCCCATTGTGAACATCTCTTCTGCTGCTAACACACACTCGCCGTGGCCCGCCGCGCACCTGACTCCAAAAGTCGCTGAACCACTCAAATTCACCGTCAGTATACTCTCGCCGGGCTCAAAGATCGCTTCATCATCAGCATGGTAGCCGATCCGGCCGCCGGCTTGGTACACCTGGTACAAGCAACTATCATACTTCTCATCCAACCCATTAACTTCGCACCAAAGCTCTATCAATTCATCCCATCCTAGGGACTTGTGGGAACCCCCGTTGTAAGTGTAATCAACGCCACCTTTGCTGTACCAACCTGCTCTCCTACCCCGTAGTTGGTCTGGAGCTATGAAAGGATGTTCTGGGTAAGTTAGGGTTGTCAACTGCATCTCGACTCCGCAGGAGCAATTCAAGCTTCGCTCAAACCCTCCGCCTTCAGTTGACGCCCCCAAGTCCACGAGGACGGCGGGAGCTACGGGGCTGCCACCCAAACCAGGCCCTTCCGTGCCTCGGAATTGGTTACGTCTACTTGCCTTGCTGACCACCTCAGCGCACACAACTTCCCAAAGCGTCCCTAACGATTTGAACCGCCCTGGGGTCGACTCACACCGATCTAAGTACCGTGCGCAGTACCTATCATACATCCCGAACCAGCAAACCCCCATCTCCCAGATTGTGTACCTCAGTTTGCTGATCCAACGTTCACGAAGGTACCTAACAAGATCAGAAAGCTTTTCCAAGCCTAGGACGCTTGCTAGGGGTATTCGGGTACTCTCATGCCCTTTCCTTTCACGACCGGCGAAGAGCAAGCAACGCCCAATTCTGTACGACATGAAACCCTCCAACTCAGAAATGGATATGGTTCTGCAAAGCGGTGAAAACTTCTCTCGGGCGTATAGTTTGATAAGTGCCATAGGTAGCAATTCACTAAGACCATGCAACAGTGGTTCCCACGCCCGCTCAGTCAAGCCACACATACCAGAGTAGGGCTCACTCACTCGACCCAAATAACATCCTGGGTAAACAGGGCTTGAAAATTCTCGTAGGATTGGACTCTCCGGGTCAGATTCTAGGGCAACCCAGTTGCAAACGTCATCCCAGAGGCTGAATTGCCTTATCTGCTTTAACTCTAAGGTGTGATTGAATGGCCTTAACCCCTTGATAAAATCTGTCAAACTCACCTCATTCACCACTTTGAACTTGTCTGCAAGAACGCTGGGCAACCGGCCCAACCACGTCCCGGCAAAGATCTTGAGACGTTCCGGGACAATCGTACTGCAGAAGCTCTCATTCTTTATGACCAACCTGGCGAAATCCTCTATGAAGTCAATCTCCTCTCCCGACGGCTCCGCTACGATTTGACTCAATTTAGCCATGGCTGATTGTGCGTCTGGTTTTTTCAGTGTGCGGAGATAACGATACACCTTATTGATCACGTCGCAGGGAAGTGGGAGGCAGATTGGGTACCCTGGGCATAGTTTAGCCAGTTGTCGCGATTCAGTAGCCTCAAATGGCCCAAAAGCTCTATGCTTACAACTTTCGGCCTCACCCCGGGTTATGGCAACTAGGTGGTGCGCAAACTTGCTGCACAACACGTCGACCATGTAAGTCACCCCATTATCCAGAATTATCTTATTGCAGCTCAGAAGATAACCCCCGTTCAGCGGCTGTTGATAGCCTTCACTCCTCACGCTGTCAGGGAAAAACATCAGTGTATCTCCGATCACATCAAAAGTGTAGCACCAACTATTTAAGCTCTTTGTCTGCTTGAACAATAACTCAGGTGGATACACCACGGTAGCGAGGAGCACTTCAGGCTGCATGACATTCAAGAACGTGCACAGGGTCTTGCTATTCCAGTAGTGCAATTCATCATGCAAGAACAAATATTTGGCCTTGTGTCTTGACAGAGGCCCAACAATGCCTCGTAACGCAGGTTCATCGAGCCCTGCTCCGTGCCGTCTCAGATCTGCATGTGACACTGATTGGTAGCTTATGAGGTCATTTGAGTACCTCAGTTTATCAGCGCTAGTGACTAACCTATTTATACAACTAACATTGTCCAGATTCTTCTTCCTTGATTTCAGCAGCTGCAATTTCCTATTCTTAATTCCAACAAAGAAATACCTATTATCTATATAATTCGGCAGTACCGTATACAAAATATAATTTTCTAAGGTCTTGCACACAGGGTGTGAATGCACCACGGCCGAGAATGGACTCAAGTAGATACCCGCCTGGCTCAACTTCTTCTTAGCCAGTGGTGGCATGAAGTAGTTGAAAAGGTGACAGTTATCCTCCTCAAGTTGCTTGTAAATCTTCGCGGCCTTTTCAGCAATCACAGCCTGCGTTTGCGGTTCGAACGAAATAACAATATCCTCCATGGGCGTTCGGTAGGTGAGAGCCATTGCGTAGTTGGAATGAAGTGCGTTGCAGTTTACTCCAAGTAAGCTAAGGTATTGTTTGTTTAGTTTTATC